ACCCGACGGGCTTCGCCATCGTAAGTCTTTGGGGCCACGCAGTCACTTGCGAACTAGCTTCTGATATTATAGACACCGCCCATGAAGTTCATGGGCATTGATCCCGGCGCGTTCGGGGCTGTTGCTATTCTGGATAAGGATAGCCGAGAACTTGTCATCATCGACATGCCTACATTAAAGGTCAAGCGCGGGCCGCGTGTCGTCAATCAGGTTGACGCGCACATGCTGGCCACCGCTTTGCGCGGTCACGTCACCGCCGATACTTCCGCTCTCATCGAGAAGGTTCACGCCATGCCGGGCCAAGGTGTGTCCTCGATGTTCAGCTTCGGCAGAGCGGCGGGTATCGTCGAAGGCGTGCTTGCTGGCCTGTCTGTATCTTTTGAGTTGATACCGCCTGCGACTTGGATTAAGTCTATGCGCACGTTCGGAGGGAAGGACGGCAGTCGTCAGCGGGCACAAGAGTTGTTCCCGGACTACGCTCATCTCTTCGCACGGAAAAAGGACGATGGCCGAGCCGAAGCTGCGCTTCTCGCCTGCTACGCCGCTGAGAGGGAAGACAATGAACCATCTATTCGATTACCAAAAGGTCGGCGCAGACTTTCTCTGTGATAATCCGGCTGCGTTCCTCGCCGATGAGCAGGGCCTCGGCAAAACACTTCAAGTTATCGCGGCCTGTGATAAACTCGGTCTGACAAAGGTTGTCGTTATCTGCCCGGCCATTGCCAAGATTAACTGGCGTCGTGAGTTTGAGCGGTGGGGAACCGTCGAGCGCGAAGTCAAAGTCTTTAGCTACGATAAGATCACGCAATCAAAGGAGGTCCGCAATGAGATCGCAAAGTTTGAACCAGACGTTCTTGTTCTGGATGAGGCGCATTATCTGCGCAACCGTACTGCTAAGCGCACAAAGTATATCTACGGCCAGTATTGTCGTGGCGATGGTCTTGTTAAGTTTGCTGATCGTATTTGGTTGCTTAGCGGTACTCCCCTTCCTTCTAATGTCAGCGATCTGTGGACACATCTCAAAGCGATTTGGCAGTACCCTTTAAACTTCACTGACTTTACATTGTATTTTTGTAAAACTTGGAATGGTAAGTTTGGATTGCAAATTCTTGGGAACAAGTCGGAACGCATGGCTGAGTTCAAGACCGTGCTAAAATCAATGATGCTCCGCCGTAAATCCGAAGTTGTGTTGAAGGATTTACCACCCATCTGGTGGCAGGATACTTCGATAGAAGTAGCTAACTGGAGCGATACTAAGCACATTGAAGACCCACGAGAGAAGGAGGCCGTCGATGCTATCCTTGCTAACGCTCTGACAAACGAAGATTTATCCGAAAAGATAGATGGCATCGCCCCGCATATCGCGTCACTGCGTCGGCTGACTGGTGTAGCCAAGGCAGCGCCCATCGCCACACAGATAGCGGGCGAGTTGGCCGATGATGCCTACGACAAGATTGTAATCTTCGCCTACCACACCGACGCGATCCAGACGCTTTACGATAAGTTGAAGGACTTCAATCCGGTCGTTGTTGCAGGCGGTATGCCAACGGCTGAGCGCCAAGCGGCGATTGATAACTTCCAAACTGACCCGAAGGTGCGCGTATTCATCGGCCAGATCACAGCCTGCTCGACAGCCATTACCTTAACCGCCGCAAATCAGGTGGCGTTTGTCGAGATGGACTGGCTGAACTCTACTAATGCACAAGCGGCCAAGCGTTGCCATAGGATCGGCCAGCTAAAGCCGGTGATCGTTCGCGTATTCTCGTTAGCCAATTCGGTAGACGAACACGTCAACAAGATACTTGCGCGTAAAGCCCAGATGATTTCGGAGGCTTTAGACTAGCCAAAGTTAGCAAACTCTCCGTGAAGTTCTGCCGCGGCTTTGCAGTAAGCAGCATGTGCTTCTTCCGCAGTCAGGAATAGACCAAGGTGTTTGTTGCGGCCGTCTTTGTGGATTTGCGCATGCCATTTTCTAGCAGCTTTTAACCAATACACGCCTTTGTAGCCAGACGTATTACTAGCCTGCATACGGCGATTTCGGCTGTTCTCGGTATGAGAGGCTTCGCGGAGATTATTCAAGCGATTGTTAGCCGGGTTGCCGTCGATGTGGTCGATGAATTCTCGTGGCCAAACTCCATGTACCATGAGCCAAGCAAGCCGATGAGCGGAGTACCGTCTGTTTTTAACTTTAATTTCTACGTAACCTCTATTATTTACTCGGCCAGTTTGGTTTCCGGCACAGGCAGTTCCTGTACGCCTTACACGCCAAATGAAGGCTCCGGTTTCCGGATTGTAGTCTAGAAGTTGACGCGCCTCTTCGGCGGTAATAGTATGCGTATGCATTAGCTGCTCCTGTATAGCAGTGGATGTCGGGTTGGCGGATGTGGAGTCCGCCGACCCATTTTTATACCATACTAAGCGCAAAAGGAAAGAGCCAAAGGAGGACTTCCAAACCCCTTCGGCTCCCCTTGTGCCACCCAACTGGCAACAAACTTAACTCAAATCATAATAGGTCATCTAAGTCCGAGATGTCTGCGGACGGACGTTCCGTCGCAGTGAACTCGTCCGCAGCAGACAGGCGGCCATCCATACGGGGACCGTCGGCTACCTTCTGAAGATTGCCCAGTGAGAAGGCAACGCCGTTGTTGCCGTTTACGCTGTACGCGTAGGCGCGCAGCGAGGCACGGACCTTTGCACCCGGATAGATTTCTTTTGGATCAGTAATCGGAGCAGGCTTGCCGTTCTCGCCAGCAAACTTGCTGACCACACCGGGGGCTTGCTTAGATTTGACGTTCATGAAGACCGACCCTTCAGGGTAGCCCTTCTCTTCGCCATCGTTGCGGAAAGGCATACGGATTTTGCCGCCTTCCATGAGGCTCTTTGTCTTGTCTCCCCACTTCTCCTTGGCCACAGCCGCAGCCGTTGCTTTGAGTTCGGACATGTCAGTGCCGTCAGGGAATACAAGGCAGCAAGAATAGACTGGCTCACTTGCACCCGGAGGTGTTTGTGGTTCGAACACATGTGGATAAGAGATGATTGCTTCTGGTGTAATAACTTTTGACATCGGTATTTCCTTATTCAACGGTAAAGTCATCAATCGCTAGGGTAGCGATTGCTGGACGGTTATCTGTATCAGCGACCATTGATGTGCCGGATGATACAGCTATGACGAGCGATGCAGGCAAGTTCTTCTTACCTACAACACGCTCGATCTGCGGTGGCGACTTCAACTTCTTTTCGTAGATGTCGTCGTCATCGAGACCTTCTTCTGTGGCCCAAGCCACAAATTCTTCTTCAACACGCCAGCGGCGGGTCGGTCGTTTCTCAACCAGCTTGTAGCCGGGAAGCCCGCCGCCCGTTTCAAGCAGGCTATTGGCGTGGCGGCGCAAAGACTTGATCCACTCTTCGATCAGCGGAATCCTTTGCAGATAGTCCGCGACCTCCTGTGGAGTTAGGTCATTGACGGTTCGTACTGTGCCGAACTCGTCTTGTGCGACCTCAAGGGCATTGTTGCGCAGGGCCGAACAGGTTCCTGCTGCCAGACAAAACTTGCAGTGCTCACCCGAAATGCGCGGTGCGTCCGGCTTCAGCGACGCATGTGCTGCGTCAATAAGTTCTGTGCCGTAGTCCAGTATATCGTCACGGCTGTAGCTATGCGACCGCACCGGCCCATCAGGGTGCATGGCGCGTGGTTGTATAACGACCGTTATAACTTTATTGACCGGGGCCTTCTCGCCAATCTCAAGGATAGCACCGAGCGCATAGTATTTAAGCTGCTCGTTATCTGGGACTTCGACCGCAACACCTTGGCCGTGCTTATAGTCGATGACGTAAAGCGTCCCGGTTGCTTTGGCGTAGATGATGCAGTCCGCCGTGCCGAACATTGGCATGGGCGGGTCCAGCTTATCGAGGCTGAAGCGTTTTTCATAGCGGCAGATGCTTGGTTCCGATGCGGCCACATCTCGGATGTAGTCAATGTAAACCTGCACCGCACGCGCCATGTTGTCGTCAACCTTGTGGCCGTTGTGCTCTTGGCCAATGAAGGCGAAGGCATCTTCATGTCCATTGACTAAGCAGAACTCACCAAATTCATGCGCAGCCGTACCAAGTTCGGCGTAGGGTGAACTCTCGTTAGGGAACGGAGCCTCGGCGTTGAGTGAGCCGGGGCAGTTGATGCGGCGCTTCGCATTCGACGCGCCAAACTTAGCATGTGCTGTCATTTCCGATACCTCTTTCCTTCTTTGCCCTCGGCGTTGATCGGGCAGCCTTGCGCCCATGCCGGAACTTGTGTCATGATGTCAATCATTTCGTCAAGCGAACCAAAACCATCTGGCACTTCGCTAATGATTTCATCGTGTACGGACAGGATGACATTGTAGCCCTTGACTTCCAACGCCATCATGGCTGTGGCCATTATGTCACGGGCGGTTGCTTGCACCACGTTCTCCGTCAACAGGCCACCCCAGATAATCTGGGACACCCACTGTCGCGTCACACTATTCAACGTATCGACTTGCGCTGTATCTCTCATCGCTCCCCAAGGGGTTTCACGCTGAATGATGCGCGGATTGTGGTACGTAAGCGACCGCCCGCTAGGTAGTGGAAGCGGAACCGTCCCAACACGGCCTGCCCCCTTCACCATCTCTACAAAATCTTGCTCAACATCTCGCCAGTACTGCGCGATCCTGTGGTTCTTTTCACGGTAGACAGCCACGATGCGCTTAGCTTCGTCCTCGTCTACCTTGATACCCATCGTGGCGCACTGCTCGGCGAAGCGTTTGCCGCCCATGCCGTAGCCGCAACCCAAAATTGCCATCTTACCAACCTGCCGTTGTCCGTCAGTGACGTTCTCCACGTTCACGTTGTAGATGGCCGATGCCATTTCTTTATACACGTCTCCCCCTTTCCGGAACGTCTCAACGAGATCGTTCTGCCCTGCTACCCACGCCAACACGCGGGCCTCGATTGCCGAGTAGTCGGCAAACATTAGTCGATGGCCATCTTCGGCTATCAGCATCGAACGCAACAGGTCGGACGCCAGAACCGTTCCGGCCCCATGCTCCGACACATCCTTATCCGCTTTAAGTTTGGCGATGATCTCGTCCAACTCGTCTTGTTTCTTTTGCGGACGTGGGAAGTTCTGCGGCTGCACCAAGCGCCCAGACCACCGGCCAGTTGCAGCGCCGTGATACATGAGGAGGCCACGCATACGGTCGTCGGCGTTGGCTGCGTTGACCATCGCGTCATACTTAGCGGTGCTAGACTTCGCGCCGTCTTGGCGTAGCTTCAGCACTTGCTTGATGATGGGGTGCAGTCCGTCCATAGCCAGCATCCGCGTCACGGTCTGCTTGTCCACGGAGTTGACCTTTAACTCATAGCCACGAAGCCACGCAGTTAAGTCCATTGCGTTCGTCGCTGCTTTGACTTGACCGTTCGTAAGGCGCTTCATCTCTGCGTCAATGTTTTCCGACGCATCATTAGCAAGTTTGCTAACCCGTTCGATGAGGTCGATGTCAACTTTAACGCCACGGTCGTTGATGCGTTGGTCGAGTTGATAGAGACGGCGCTCACTGTCAGGCATTGCGTTCAGCGTTTCAGCTACCGACAGTTCCGT